GCACTATATTGTTGGGTTCTCCAAACCTCTATTTTGGCTTGCGCTGCGGTCATCATCCAACGATAGGTTTCCTCTTTTTCTACCGCTTCCCTGATTCCCTCAAGTATTTGAATATATTCGGGGTGAGCATAAGCATAGGTTTCTTGTTTACCTAAAACCTCTGTTCCTGCTTGACTCATTAATTGGGCTTTTCTTGATTTTCTAAACTCTTCTAAATACATTCTGTCCGATTTAGCCTTGGCATATAAAGAACTGGTATCTATTAAATACTGAATTGCACGTTGAGGATAGTCCATTATGTTATCTCCACGACTAGATTACCATTTGATTTAATATAATCTTTGGTTTTCTGAATAAATCTCTCGAATTCTGATCTACTAATGCTTGATTGTTGTAAATCGGCATATTGGATTAAATCCCTTACTGCTTGGATTCCCTCACCCGACAAACCCATCTTTTTTGTGTTTTGGTAGCGTTCGGATGCCTGGTGCAATGCGTCTTGTGCTTTTTGGCAAACAGGCATGACCTCATCTTTTCCGATATTGTGCCTAGCCATAGTCTCACTTAGGTTTAAAACGTCAACAAGGGTTCTCCAATCGTGGATTGTCCCTTGTCCCTTAGTCATGGCTTCTAGGGCTGAATATTCCATCATTCTGAGCTTGTCTAGTTTGTCTCTGTGAGTGATAGAAGCACCCACGATGCTATGCGTAATTGGGTCTATCAATGCCCAAACTTTACGTCTAGTTCTTTTTCTCATTTTGTTTTTCAATAGCAGATAGCAATGCAACACATATTTGCGGTAATAGTCCAAAGAAAACACCGATTGAAATCCAACCTATTGTTTCAAGCATTTATTCCTCGCAGGGCAGTTTCTACCTTGGTAACAGTTCCCATGACAAGGTGGGCAAACCTTCATGTTCCGCACATAAGTAGCAAAACTTGAAGCAGTATCACCAAATGGCATTTTGTCGAATTCCTTTGCCACCTCCTCTAAAACTTGGTTTCTTTGGGATAGAGACACAAAAACACCAAAATGGTAAGGCTGGCCTAAGTCTCGCAAAATCTGCTTACCAAGGTTACTTTGCTTTTCAACGGAATTAAATGCTTCGTCTTCCTCTTTAGTCCAATCTGTCATGTGTTTCTCTCCCTCAACAAGGCAATGGCTTGTCCTACTGCACTTTCTTGCCCAAGGTTTGTGTTGTAGAACAAATCAGTTAGTTCATCATTGGTGAGGTCTACCCATGTGCTTTGAGGCTTATTCAGTATTTCTTTAATGCTTTGAATCGTGGTTTTGACGTTTGATTGATTTTCTGCACTAAAAAAAGTGGATGCACATAGAAAATCATGTGCCTGACGTATGATTTCCTTCTCTTCGTTAGTCATACGTCCTCCAACTTGTAGTTCAGTTTGTGATTCTGAAACCGCATGGCCGCCTCAATATCCAGTTCTTTATAAGCCTCTTCTGACATACATCCAACAATATCACGCCCTTCGTACCAAACCTCCTTGACAGACTCGTTAAACGTGGATTTGTCCTCGTCTATTTCGTATTCATAGACAACTGTCACTACTTCGCTACCTTGACCGATTGTTGTGTCAAATTCCCAAGTATTTTCCATTCTGAACTCCTGTTAAAAATTAAATCTTACCTAATTGTTTGCGTAATACCATAGGGACTTACCCTAATCTAGGCATTCTTTTACGCAAATATCAACGCCTGGCAGACTTGAATAAACCTTCGTAACGTGGATGTTTATGATCTGCGAATCGTCATGGTAGACAACCCCATTCATGCCATCTTCTACGCTTTTTAGGATGTTACTTGCGTCAGGCTTCTTTGTTGGCTTTTCTGACCCGTCAGAAATGGCTTGCAATCTCTTTTTGGTTGCCGATGCGGGGATTGGCACTCGAATGTATAGATAAAGGCTCACAGGGGTTTCTAGCGGTTCAGACGCACCCATTGCCTCGATTGCAGCATCTTTGATTAAGGTTTCATAGGTTCTTGTCTTCTCAGGGGTGTAAGTTTGCACAAAGTTTCCCCTTTTGACGTATCTAGCCCTTTGTTTGCCAACAGGGTTAGCGTCTACTTTAAAAGTTACCATAAATGTCATTTGATTATGTCCTCGACTTTTTGTATCTTTTGTCCAATCCAGTTCATTACTGGAACTGCCATGCTATTCCCCAATGCTTTGTATCTTGGGCCATCAGCGGTTGGCTTCCCCTTTGGTTTGATATCGGTGTAATGGTCTGGAAAGCCCTGTAATCTCTCGCACTCTACACAAGTCAATCTCCTTACCGCTACTGGTTGGGCAACAAAAGTCTGTGCATGATGGGATTGAGTGCTAGGTTGTAGCGCTTTTAATGCATTGGCGACCTCTAGTTCTGTGGCACTAAAAGTATTGGCTTTTGCATCTTCTCGGATCGAGTAAGCACTTGTCATTGGAATGTAGGTTTCATGCTCTGTTACGGCATTGCCAGGTCTAGAGATTCCTGCGGTTGAAGACAGTAAAGTAGACATTACGTCTGGCACACCAGTTGGAACTAATCTGCCCGTATAGGCATCCTGACCGCTATAACTGCCAGGGTGTGTGTCAGCACATAAAGTTCCTACTGTGAGCTGGATGCCACTTTCGTCAACGCTTGAAGAAGAGCAGGAGGAAGCTCCTTTCCTCTTTTGTCGGCTCGGTGGAGGATTCCCTTGCAAGCTCTCTCGCTCAAAAAGAACCGCTGCGGCAGGTCGCCAGTCTCCAAGATATCCGACAACGAACACACGTTTGCGTCTTTGGGCCACTCCGAAGTACTGAGCGTCAAGCACCCTGTAGCCGAACCCATACCCGCAGATTGCCAACCCTCCGAGGAAGCTACCAAAGTCCCGTCCATCAGAGGAGGACAAAAGGCCGGGGACGTTCTCCCAGACCAGCCAACGGGGGCGATGTTGTTTAGCGATGGCAAGATAGGTAAGCATGAGGTTACCACGAGGGTCATCCAATCCTTTTCTGAGTCCTGCGACTGAGAATGATTGGCAGGGAGTTCCTCCAACGAGAACATCGACATTTGATTCAATTTGCCACTCCTTAAATTTTGTCATGTCACCCATGTTGGGGACTGTTGGGTAATGATGTTTGAGTACTTGGCTCGGAAATGACTCGATCTCCGAAAAAGCCACAGGATTCCAACCTAAAGGATGCCAAGCAACTGTTGCTGCTTCTATCCCGCTACATACTGATAAATAGTTCATTCAAGAGTTCCATCTTTAATTCTGTTCATATACTCTCGGATTCTGTCTCTAGCACCCGTACCATAGATTCTTTCTGCCCTCTCAAGTCTGGCACGAATGAGGTCACGATTCTTTGATGTTTCCCAGTTCCTATAAAGCTCTCTGGCTTCTGCTTGCTCTAGGATCACCCTGTCAGACTCATTAGAGATGTTTTTTCTGCTGTATACCATTGGTACATACCCTAATCATCTAAGTCGCCAGTTAGGATTAACGCTTCAGTAATGAGGCGTAAAGGAATCGGAACACCCTCTTTTACTCTGTCTAACAGTCTCATAGCTTGAAAGTAGTTCAAGATTTGTTCCTTAGTTGAGCCATAGCCTGTCGGATGTGTTCAGGCATAGGTACGGCTTTTTTGTTGTCAGCCTCAATCTTTGCAAGGGCAGGATCAATTTGCGATTCAACTTTGATCCCGAAGGATTCAGGAATCTCAGCCCCATCCCATCTCTGTTGGTTCAGATAGACCAAAGGTGCGGGAATGAAAGCACCATCGTCTTTTCTCCAAGCATCGGTTGTTTTCATCCACTCTATGTGCTTAATAATCTGATCTGCACAGGTTTCACAGTAAAACTTCTTCCACTTCACTCTACAGGCAGATTTACCGCCTTTTCTGAATGATTTAGGCCATGTGTTCCAGAATCTCTCAAAGTTATCCATGTTGTTTTCTTTAGACATAGGTTCTCCAAGGGTGGATAGAGGGGTTTCTATCCGACCTTCTCCAAGCATTATGGTATTCATCTATTGACTCCT